TTGTCGAGCAGGACCCCCTCGGCATCGGCCGGGTTGATGGCATTGTAAACGGTCGCCTCCAACTCCTCAATCTCGGCAAACTTCTCGGCCATGATTCCGACGATTTGACCGAAGGGTTGATCAGGGCTGAGGTCCAAGCCGGGGTCGACGTTGGCGAGGATTTTGGCGGAGAGGTCCGCAGTGATTTCGTCCACGGTGTCCGCGACGAAGCCGGTGTTAGAAAGAGGCATGTGCTAGAGCTTCTCCCCCGGTTGACCGGAGATGACGAAGGGTTGACCGATGCCGCCGGTCAGGACCGCGCCGTCGTCGGTCGTGGCCTGGAACGTCGCGCCGAGGGTGCGCTCGCGCGGGCGGTAGTCGAGGGCGATGCTGGTGACCGCCGAGACGCCCTGCGCAAAACGGATGACGCGCTCGAAGATGGTGGCGATGAGGCGCAAATTCGGGTTGTGGACGTAGACGTACTGGAAATACGGCAGACCTTGGCGCGTATCCTGGAACCATTCGCCCTTGAAAAGACTAAACAAATTCGTTAGCTTCCAGGCGGTAACTTGCGCGACCGATTGCTCGACGCGGAGGTTTCCGGTGGAAATGTCTAAATCCCCGGTGGAGGTTTGGGCGAATGCCGACACGACATGGGAGTTTAGATGCCACCTATTTACTAGGTACCCCTGGACAGCCTGCCTAATTGGGCTAAATTGACCCCATGGTCAAGACAGCGATTTTAGGCATGACGTTGATGGCGGGATGCGCAGGACGTCCTACGAACGAGTTCGGCGTGCGGCTGGACCCGACGCTCACCGCGGAGCAATCTGAGCGCGTACTGGCCGCCCTGGACGAATGGGGGCAGAAGACGGGCGTGGTATACCGGACGAACTTCTCCCCGGACCACTGCGGCGGCATGGACGTGGGGTGTGTGCACGTGGAGTTCCGGTCGGACGCCGAGGTACAAGTCATCTGCACCGACCATCAGGGGCACCACGAGCTAGGGTGCGCGCAGGGGCCGCCCGGGCAGTACGCGAACATTTACCTGACGGAAATGGACTCCGGCCGGGACGCCTACCAACTCGTGCTGCATGAGCTCGGGCACGCGTGGGGCCTCGCGCACGACACCGGCTACAGCGTCATGCGCGTCCCGCAGAACTACGCGGCTTTTGAAGTGGCGCCGCGCGACGTGGAGCAGTTCGACCGTATTCGCGGTTTTTAGGTCCCTAAACGTCGGCAGTTCTCGCTAAGTACCGACGTTTAGGAACGCACCGGCCACTTGCCGGCCTTGTGCAGCTCGAGGGCGCGCGTGAAGGCGTCCACGATGTTGCGCAATTGCTCCTCGGAGAAGTCGTACTCGAGGCCCGACGCCTGCGGATGGTCCCGGTCAATGACGCGGTTCATCAGGCCGACGCGGAACGGCTTCGCCGCGGTCGACCCCCGGGAAAGCTCGAAGTGGGTGACTTTGAGAGGAAGGCTCACCGCGACACCCCGACCTCGGCGTAGACCGTGCAGTATTCGCCGTCCTTGCGCTTGGCGGTGTTAGCGGCCTCGATGGCGAGGTCGAGCGCGTCCGTGCGCGCGACCATGCGGACGAACCGCGCGCCCTTGTCGTGGAGTACTACGAGGAATTTGGATTGACGTGTGAGTTCCATTATTACTTCTCCTTCGGGTAAGGGAATGAGATAAATTCGCCTTCACGGAATGTCGGTCATCGGTATCTATCCAGAAGGGTATAGACGACCATGGCCAACTCGTTCTCCAAGTACTCCTGGGCACTATCGCCCGAAAGCGGGTCAACCCATTCGGGAATTCCCGAACGTTCGGCCATGTCGGCCAAGATAGCTCGGACGATCAAGTCCGCCAATTCGCCGTTACTCATCGGTCCCCCTTCGGCATCTGCGCCTCGACGCGCGGCCCTTCCGGTAAGGTGAACTCCGTCGTCGGTAGCGACCGACGGTTGGCCGCCGCGCGCGCCGCGCGCCGCGACTGCCGCGTCGGACCGTAACCGTACCCGCACTCGCGGAACGCCACCTCACCCTTGCCGAACATGTACCCGCTGGTCCCGTAGAAGAGTGTCGCCATGCCCTAAGGGGTGCCTACCGAAATTAGGGCAGGCCAATAATACGGCCGTCGTCGAGTGCCAAACTGTCGCCGACGATTTTATCAGCACCAAACGGAGAAGACCATATGTAGCAGACATACCGCCCGCAAATATTGCACCGTAACTCATCGGCCGAATGCGCGAATATGCCTGGATGGTCGTGCGTGCGATATTCGCAAAGTCCGTTACTTTCGCGTGTGATGCTGTTCCCCGGTGTACGCGAACAGAACAGCTCTCCCATGCCCTAAGGGGTGCCTACTTTATTGGGCCTTGACGAGTAGGCTTCCGGTCGGTGTGGTCGGAAGTGCAGCAGCGAAAGCCGTGAACGCCGCATGCCCGCCATCACCCGCTACCGCCCCGGCAATCGCCGCCGCCGCCGCCGTCGCAAGCGCCGCGAAGTTGGCATCAATTTTGCTAGCGAGGCCCACCGAGTCTGTTGCCGGGGCGCCGAGTTCAATGTCGGTCGCCGAGATGCGAATTTGCGCCGACGCGCCGTCCTTGCCGATGATCACCTTGGTCGGGTCGGCGACCGGCGCGGCGAGCGCCTTGGCGTCCGGCGCCCATGCGGGAATCGCGAATGGCGAATCCCGCGTGTGCTTGCCCTGGAAGCCCGGGTCGGCGACGGAGCCGTCACCCGCGCGCCAGGTATCGGTGGAGAGGTCGCTGTACAGGATGAGGACCGTGTCGCCGACCGCAACCGGCATCCACACGAGGAAGCCCCCGCCACGCAAGCACGCCAGCGGCACGTCCGATAGGTTCGGGGCATCCTCGAGGAACGCGTTACCGACCGCGTCGTGGATGGGGTTATTCGTGCAGACCTGCACGTCGACCGTCTGCCGTGCGGGGTTGACGGCTAAGACCGTCGCGATGTCTACCTTGCGGATGTCGTTCTTGACGTCATCACGCTGCAGCTTCAGGATTTCAGCGTCGCCTCTATTGACTGGCATTGTGTTCAGTACTTAATGGCATCCATCTCGGCCCACCACGCTTCACCGTACGTCGAGCCGATGTAGCGTATCTTATCGATGCGGTAGCCGCCCTTGCAAAAAAGCGTGTCAAGGCTGATCAGCACGCCCGGGGCCAGCCCGGGAATGAGTAGCGACTTGACACTGACCGCACCCTGGCTGTCAACCGAAGGCGAGCCAATCATCCCGGAGTCCGACGCGATCCGGATTGCTGCGTTCGTGGAAAGGATGCCGCCGATGTTGAGCAGTTGCAACTGTCCGTCCTGGATGCTCCACTCTAGCCCCGCCGAGCGGCACAAGTCGGTCATGCGCTGCGCGCCGTTGCCGAGCAGAGCACTACCAGAAACGGACTGCAACGCTTGGTTCGGGCGCCCGGCGAGGGCCGCGTTGAGGTTGCCGACGCCGATGCCGAGAACGTCAGCGATAGACTGGAAGGCCTGCTGTATCGGAACCTTCGGGCCTTTGGAGACGTAGATAGAGCCGGTCTTGCTGCCGGGTACCGGCTTCTTGGAGCGCTTGATGCCGGTCGGCCGGGCGACGGTGTCCATCGATTCGATGTGCGTCTCGTACTCGGAACCGTCCGCTTTCGTCCACGCGGCGCGGGTTTGCGCTAGGTAGAGCTGCGCGGTCGCGCCAAGATAGCCGGCCTCGAGCCGCACCGTCAACGCGTTTTTACCGGATAGAGATTGTCGCGTCGTCTCGGCCAGGTTGTAAATACGTAACCGCAGCGTATTAGGTTCTTCCGGCTTCAGGGACTTCTCGACGTGGAAGTCAACGTCTAGGCCCGACACATCGATGCCGTTCGGGTCGGCGTTGAACTTGCCGTCAACGAGGGGCAGCGGGATATCAGGCGAGGATATCACCAGCGAAAGGGCGCGGCCAAAAAGCTTGATGCCCTTGAATTCGGATAAAAGCGTGTCACCCGGCATTGGAGGAACCGTTGGGGTTTCGCCACGGGTCAACGCCAGCCGAGTAGATAGTCGACGCGGGGAAGTAGACGAGCTTCGCCCGGCCGCCTTCAGCGAAGTCGCCAAGGCGCGGCGGCGAATCGTCCGAGTCAGGCACGAGCACAACGAGCTCGCCCGGCGGCGTCGCATAGATTTGGAGCAGGTAGAAGTCCGCGACGAGCTTGATACCCTGCGCGTAGTTGGTCGCGCCGTCCGCGGAATCGATTTGCAGGTAGTAGACCGACTCGCGAATGTTGTACCGGAACGTCAGTAGGTACGGCACGCCATCGAGCGTCGTCGTCTGCGTCCAGTACGGCGCGGTCGGTTCTACCGGGACAACATTGAACGCCATGACTATGGCCCTCCGCCACCTATGAGAAGCTTTTCGGCGGATTGCCCAGTGCGCTTCGCGTAGTGCCGCACTGACTCGTTATCCTCGCGCTTCGGCGGCTGCACATCCTTCTTACCGACGGATTTGATGGGTGTCGGGCGCGGGATGCTCGGCGTCGGCGCGTCCACGATTTTACTCGTGACGATGCGAATCTGCCGGAAGTCCATCGTGAAGATGGCGCCCGAGCTACCGCCTTGGTCCTTGCTGCGCCGCATGCGCACGTTGACCAAGATCATGTTGGAGTAGAACTGCCGCGGCGTGGATATCGACAAAATCGTCGCGGTGTTCCGGAGGCGCGTCAGCGTGTCGAAACAATTCTGGACATAGTCGTGGTCCCCATCGAACTGCTCCACGTTCGCCGTGAGCTGCGTCGGATAGCCGCGCTGCAGCTTGAGCAGTTGCAAACCCTTATCGATAAACGCCGACGTCCCGCCGTTGAGGAAGCTCAGGAGGCCCGAGTCTTGCCCGGGCTGAGGGATATCTAGCGTCAGCGGGAGGAGTTGCGCGTCGTCGGAATAAACAGGAGTATTCGTGACGAACGCCTCGAGCGTTAGCTCGTCGGGATTCGGTCGGACGTGGTCGACGACGGCACTTCCTTGCTCAACCGAGTGCTCCGTGACTAGCGTGGTGCGCGAATGGTCCTCGGACAGAATCGCGTCGAAGTGCTGTTGACCAATTTGCGCAGTCGGGTCGGTGAGCGGGTCACCCCACGCGATGAACGCGATGTGAACGTCCTCGCGTCCCGTACCCAGTTGCGTGGGCGGTTGCGCGAGGTCACCCGGATCTCCCTCGACACTAGGTCCTCCAAAAAGCGGTATAGTCATGCTAGTTCCCTAAACCGCTGATCGGACTTAGCTGGTCGAATGTGTTGCGATTCGTGCTGTCGGGGTTCTTCAAACCCTCACGCACGCCCTTGGCTACCGCGTTCCCGACCGCCGCAGGATTACTCGTGCCGGCCGCGTTGACGTGTACCGTAACGCTGTTGTTGGTCTCATGCACGACCGCGCCGCCGCCTGTCGTGCGACCGGGATTCTGCTCGTCCGCAGTCGGCACGTAGTTCGGGTTGACTTCGCGCAAGCCCGGCACTGCTGGCGCGACACCGGTACCGGGGGCGACTCTACCCTTCCCTATCGTGTTGAACTGGTCCAAGAGCTTCTGATACATCTCATCGCGTTTATCGTTGGCTCGCGACTGCTCGCTGCTACTGAAGTCCGCGCGCAGTTTCGCCAAGTTTGCCGTCGAATGCAATGGGTCGAGACCCACCGCGAACAAATCACCCACGAGGTTCGCGAGCGTCCGCATACCCGAGATGGCGTCGTCGATGACTTTGACAATCGTGACCGCGAAGACGCCGGCCCACTGCACCATTTTAGGCAGCGCCGCGTCCATCCAGGCGTCGAAACTTTTCAGGCCATCACCAATCATCCCGAACGACTTGCCGATTTCCTTGAACGTGTCGAGAATCGTCGACCCGGTTTTCTTCGAGTCGACGCCAACGTTCTCGAGCGAGTCCCCGATGATAGAAGACCCACCTTTGAGGAACGTGTAGAAGTCGTCGAAGATGAGGTAAGCCTCGGTGACCGCCGCGATGAGCGCCGTGAAGATGGCAATCTCCGGCGCCCACGCGAGGGCAATCATAGCCGCAACGGTGACCGCCGTGGCGCCGAGGGTGATGAGGGCGGTCTTGACAAAGTTGGTATGCCGCGCGAGCTCGATGAAGTTCTTCACCGTCTGGATGCTGCGGTCGACCATGATCTTCATGGCCGGTAGCAAGACCTTCATGAGCTCGACGCCCATCGTGCGCCAGCCCATAGCGAGGCGCTTTTGCTGGACGTCCATCTCGTGCGCTTGCTGGATGAACTCGCGGTCAAAGCCGCCGCCAAGCGCGTCGACGTCTGCCATCATCTCCTTCAGGGCGGCAGAGCCCTTCTGGAGGAACGGCAAGAGCGCCGCGCCGTTACGCCCGAGCGTCGACATCGCGAGCGCGGTGCGGCGCTGTTGATCAGGGATGGCGGCGAGCTTGTCGGAAAAGTCGAGGAGGATTTCGTTGGTCGGACGGACCTTGCCGCCGGCGTCGTAGATTTGGATGCCGAGGCGTCCGATGGTCTTGAGCGCGCCCTTGGTGCCGAACTCCGCCTCGCCGACGACGCGGTTCAAAAACCGGAAGCCGACGGCCGCCTGTTGGGTCGTGACGCCGACGAGACTTGCGGCGTACTGGTATTTCTGGAGTTGGTCCGTCGACAGCCCGAGCGCCTCCGCCTGGTGGTCGAGCGCGTCCGCCTGTTGTATCGTGCCTTCGACGAAGTCGCGAATGCCGCCGACTACACGACGGGCGATGTATATCGCCCCGAGGGCTTTGAGGGCGCCGCCGAGGTCAAGAGCGGACTCCTTCGCCCGCTTCATAGACTTCTCCACCGCGTCGATTTTCTCGACGCCCTCAGTCTGCACGCCGATTTTTATGAAGAGGTCACGAAGGGCCATTTACCGGCGCGTCTCCATTTCATCCAGAATTTCGTGCGCGTCCATGAAATCGGTGAAGCTCCATTCTTCCTCTACTTCTTTTAGGCTCCCCCACCCGCGGGCGACGATGCGCCAGACGGCACGGTCGGGCCCATCCCCGCCGCCTGCATCGCTAGGGCTTTGGCCTTGGCGGCGTCGATGTTGAGCCCTTTGATAAAAGTTGCGTAGTTGACGTTGAGGCACGCCCAAAGCCACTTCAGCATCGAGTCGTACTTGCCCGCGAAGTGGTCGTCAAAGATGTCCGACAAGACCATCTCGACGTCTTGGCCCTTCGCGTTCGTCGTGGCCACGCGCGTTACGCGCGCGAACGTGTCGCACATGAAGTCAATCTCGGCGTCCGTGAGGCCCGACATCAACTTGCCGATTTGCTCGTTGTCGTTCGCCTCGATGGCGGGGCCGATGATGCGCAGCAAGCGCGCCAAGACGGTCTTGCCTTGCTTGGCGCCGAGTTGGGTAATGAGGTACTTCGTTTGGTCTATCTCTTGAGTTTGAACTTCTCGCATGGTTTTATCTCACTGTAAGGAGGAAGGGGCTTCGAGATAAGCGGCGCCGGCGCGGAGAGCGTCCGGTCGGTCTTTTGCGCATCCGAGCATCCAATTGCACGGTCCGCAAAGTAAGCCGCGCACGGCGCCGTTATTATGGTCGTGATCTACATGTGTCGTTCTACCGGGGCGAAGCGGTTCTTGACACACACCGCATTTTCCGCTCTGCTTCGCCCAAAGAGCATTGAACGCGTCTACAGTCAGACGATACTTAGCGCGCAAATCTCTCTTCTTTTGCGATTCGGGATGCGCCTGTCGCCAAAGTCTGTTTGCGGCATTGCGCTTTTCACGGTTTCGATAGTAATGCGCTAAACCCCAAGCACGCGCTCTACTCGGGTTAGCCTGTCGCCGCTCTCGCGCTTTCGCGTTATTTTCCGCTCGTTTTATCGGGTCGGCTAGACGGGCAGTCTTGTAGCGATTGTTACACACCTTGCAACAATGCTGGTGCCCATCGCGGTCTTTCCCGCGGTAAAATTCAGCGAGCGGTTTCTCTTGTCCGCAGCGGGTGCACGTCTTCACCCTTTAGTTTAGCTGGGAGGAATGGGAGATCTAAAATTCCTCTATGATCCCGCGTCAATACGAGTCAAATCCGCGCATTGCAATTCCCACTCACGTGGCGTCACCTTGTTGTCGAGGCTAACGTCCGGTGGTTTCGCAATCCAGCATTTAGTGGCGGTCCACGTCGCGACGCCCGAAACACGGTCGCGTACGAGCATCGGGCCGATGTCCGCGCCGTTCTTCGCCAGGAGGCCGGCGTTCGACAGCGCCGTCAGGAAGCTATTCCCGTCCGACGTCTGCATCAACTTGACCTTGATCACAGCGTGGCGGTTATTGGTCCGGCTCCGGCCGACTTCGCCGTCCGTGCCAACGACGACTTCGTAGTCCGGCGCCGACTGCTCGATGGTGACGAACTCACCCTCGTTGAATCCCGAGTCGATGAGCAAACCCATGAACACGAGTGTGACTTGAGCCGCGTCGTACCTTTTGAGACCGCCAATCGCCATGTGTTAGCTCGTAAGCACGCCCTGGATTTGCGTGCTGTTAATGGCGCCCGCGAGCGTTGCCGAGAAGCTCACTAGCGGCAGGTTACGGTTCGCTTTATCGGTCGCCGGCACTTGCGAAACCTTGGGCACCGACACGAACGGCGCCGGCACGGCAGCAAGGAAGCCTTCCGCGACGAAGGTATTCAGCGCGCCGATGATCACCGAGCGGTACATATCGATACCGGCCTCGGTGAAGGGTATCTTGAGGGAGTTCGCTTGCAACGCGAGCACGCCGACCTGGATGGCGTTCGTCAGCGCGTCGGTCCCGCGGACGATATCCGCGTACTCACCGCCCGGCGTCTTGCCGAACTGCGTAAGGTTGAGACCGAAAATCGTGGTGTAGACGGAGCCGTTCTTGTTCTCGACCGCGTGAATCTGCGAGTCGGTCAGTGCGTCTGCCGGCACGCCGGAGAGAGTCTTGAAGGCCCAGTTCTCCGAGCCGGGGTCGGTCGGGAACAGCCGACCCATCCACGCCGCACCGGAGTAGCAGAGCAGTTGCGTCTGCGCGAAGAGCCCGAAGGAACGATTGTGCGCGAGGGCTTTCTCCGTATAGAAGATGTCCGTCGTACTCGTCGAGTCGGCGTCGGCCGAGTCGGAGTTGTTCCAGGCCATGAACTTTTTGTTGGCTTCGACCCACACGGCCGCGGCCGCGAGTTCGGCCTTGCCCTGCGAATCGAGCACCAGGCCGTACCAATTGGCGTCCGCCGCGAGAATCGCGTCGAGGTCGGTCGAGATGCCAGGGTCGGCCGTCACGTCCGCGAAGGTGATGAGTTTCGCCGTCCCGGGCTGCACGTCGAGTAGCTTGCCCGACGACATCGAGAGGTTGAGCACCGCGCCGGTGGCGGAGGCCGTCAGACCCGACAACGCAAGCGCCGTGATAGCCGTAGCCATCGAGGTCGCATCGGTCGCGGGCGTGCCCGTCGAGGGCGTAGTAATCGTGTGCCACGACCCGCCGGACGTCCGGACCTGGACGACGTAAGTGTCCGTCGTGGCCAAGGACAATAGGGTCAAATTCAACGATTGCGACATCGGCAGCGCGCGCCGGCCGACCTTCAGAAGAGGAGGCGAAGGCGACTGCGAGAACACCTCAGCCGCGGCAAGATACGCCGGGTCAGTTGCGGCGAACCCGTCCGAGCTCATCGCGGCAAGGGATGAGTATTCGCGGACGCGGTCCGTGTAGTGGGTGTGGTAGGCCGCAATTAGCGGCTCGCCGAATCCCGCGCGCGTCGGGCCGACAGCGCTAACGGAAATGGTAACTTGGACGATATCACTGATCGGCACGTTCAAGTTTAGCGCTAC